AGCATCGGGTTCAGGCATAGCATCGGGTTCAGGCATAGCATCGGGTTCAGACATAGCCTGAGTGTCGGGGACAACATCGGATTCAGGGAGGGGTTCGGGTTCAGGTACAATAGTTTCAGGTTCTTTTTTGCTAGTAAAAATAGAAGGCAAACTACTTAGCGCAGATTGATTATCATTATTAGAAGATACACTACTAAATATATCTGTCTGTGATTCAGGCTCATTGTCGAGAGCGTTTGGAATATCGTCATTTACTACTGTACCTTCATCCATTAATGTAACAAATGCGAGAACGCCAGCAGTAATTGTAATAAATACATAGTTAACAAAAGGTATCTCTGTTGAATTCATAATATAATTAGTTATATTATGATTAGAAAAATTAATCATGAATTGTATGTAAATTATTTTTCGAGTGACCGCAAATGTGCATGTGTTTTGGCAAACGTGTCCGTCCAGGCATGCTTAATCTCGGTAGATAGACTAGTAAACATGTGTCTCTCAAACTCTTCAGGACTATCATAAAAAAGAGTTCTAGGCACATTGCCGGTAGTATCTTTGACTTTAAAATATAATTTCTCTCCTGGAGATCCTACTAGGACATCAGTTAACAGAAATCCAGTAGCAGCATGTCTAATATGCGCTCCGGTGAGATCACTTGTCTCATATGTATCAATAACAATTTTTGTATTTTTAATAATTTTTACCTTTTTTTCATAGCCTTTATCCGCCTTTTTAGACTTATTGTTATGTTTCGTTTTCAACGAAACAGATGACTCATGAGAATGAATACTTACATCAGTTAAATCATCCATGTCAATGTCATTATCTTTGCGAAGAACGTCCCTATCCTCAAACATGTCTTCCACGGTTTCACTTGTAATGCCTCCAGCACTCATAATCTAAAAAAGATTTTTAATATATAACACTACTATTGTATATCTAGTATAAGCCAATACTTTCTATATTAGTTTGATAGGTAGTTAGATAAAGATTTTTATTTGAATATAAAGTATATAGAACAAATGAAATCAACGAAAGGCGGTCGTATTGTAATAGACTTATCTACTCCAGAAGTAAAGAACTTGCCAGAAAGCATTGATGGAAGAGTGCCAAAAACAGACACTATAATAGAAAGCATATTTGGATCAATTATAAAGAATAAAGAAATACATTATACCATCCATATCGCACTTTTTAATTGTTTTAAACAACATGACTGGGGCTACCTAAAGTTTTATTTAGAAAAAAACAATGATATATACCATTTACCAACTGTAGATATAAAAATGTCGAACGATGATAATGTAGAAGATGCTATAAAACAAGCAATAAATGAAAAATATAATCAGCTTGATCTAACCCGAATAACCCAAGTATTTCAAGACAACAATAATCTGTATGTGTTGTTAGATGATGACATGCTAAATAGTTTATCGTCTGACAACCAGCGTTGGTTTATTAGTAATGAAATGAATGAGCCATACGTACACGAATTATGTAGAAATGTAATGAAATATGAAGAAAAATTTAATACAGAGTTAAGCAACGATGCTACTACAATTTATTCATCTGACTACGCATACATATGTGCGTTAGAAAACGAAAAATATGTTAATGTTATTAAAAACGGTGAGAATCATACCGAGAATCATCCCATAATCGAGCATAATATAATAGGCAGAACGCATATTTTTTCAGCAAACCCACTTGATGATGGAGTTGACAATATAAGAAAATATGTATACCCAATAAATACCGAAAATACCCATATTCTAGATGTTGTAAATAAAGATAACTACGCAACGTTGAAAGATACATCGCTAATTAAATTCAACGATGCTGATAAAAATAAGTTAATTTCTATAAAACCACGTAAATTCTTTATTGAGACATAATAAATGAATTATTTTAGTTATTATGTATCTAAACGCTATATTGTATGAAAAATTCGTCTAGTATGTCAGTTTCCAGCTCCAATACATTATCCTTAATTTCATCTTGTAATGGTCTACGATCATACATCTTTTCAAAAGATTCTATATACTTATTAATTGTTTCAAACCCCTTCTCTAGTTTCAACCGTTTCTCAAGTAACAACTGTCCGGTTTCTTCAACTTGGCGTTTATGTTCGGCCATATCGTGAAGCTCCTTGTTCTTTCTTTCATGTAGTTCATGTTCGATCTCTTGAATAGCACTGCGCTGCTTCGCTATTAGATCATCTTTTGTTTTTTCAGCCATGCCTTTGAGATTCATTGACATTTCTTTTGTATCTTCGTTCAACTTATTCGCCTCTAAATACCATTTATGACGAATTTCATTCGCACTTATTATAGTACTACAAATATCCGGTTTTTTTAGTTTAAGAAATTGTTCGTGCTTAACACTTCCTTCTTTTCCTTGGAAAATACGAGTAAATTCTTCAATAATAACATCAGGAATAGTTGGACTTGTTTCCATAAGCCTATCAAACTCGCTACGACATAATTTAATAAAATGTCCTGCATCAGCACGTTCTTCGGGTCTCTTTGCTAATTCTATACGAATATTCCTTGCGAATTTATCCCAAGCAATCGCCGATACGCGGTGAGCTTCATTCAATTCAGATATCTTCAAATACTGTTGAATAGTTGTCAATATGCCAATCATAATATTAATTGTTCCAATTACCATTGGTGCGTATCCCTGATATGCAACAGGCAAACTAGATTGTGCGAAAGACGCAGTACCAGTAAATGTTGACAATGTAATCGCAGGAATTGTAAACCACGCATGAAGCCGCGAATATTTAGAATGAGCTCTTAAGTTCAACCATTTGTAACATTGTGCGATGTCACACCATTCAACCATAATTTCTTCATTTTCAGGAGACCACTCAATCATAATACTGATATCACCAGACAATCCACCCACGCTTTTATTGTCATTATGTTGGGATTGTTCTTTCTCTTCAGTCATATGAGTTGTATATATAATTTACAGATTTTTTGATGCTAAAATTATAACAGTAGAAAGAGTTATAATTTTATAAAGGAAATAATTAAGGATCTTGTATGATACTATCAGACTCACCTATAGTAGAAGCGGCACCTACTTTGTCTAAAATTTGTTCGCTTATTAGTGGATTAGACGAATCTGAACCATTGCTGCTTGATATTTCATTAGACGAATCTGAACCATTGTTGCTTGATATTTCATTAGACGAATCTGAACCATTGCTCCTTGTTATTTCATTAGACGAATCTGAACCATTACTGCTTATTAGTTTATTAGACGAATCTGATTCATACTCAATATGAATAGAATCATCATCTAAATAAAACCCATCACCTCCATCTTCTTCTATATCATCAACAGAGTACATAATGTTGCCGGCCAAACTAGATTGAATCTCTTTATTGAAGTTATCAAATTTGGAAAGAAGACGTGAAAGCTGTTTTTTCTGAGATATTTGGAAAAAGGCCGCATAATTGATGTATAAAGATATCTGTTCTTTCAAAATAGTATTTTCATACTCCAATGTATTTAAAAAGTTCGATATGGTAAACCCTATTTTATGGTTTACATTATAATCATCTATGTCATTTACGCGGGAAGAAGTCTTGTTATGTAACTTATTAACTAAAAGTAAGATATTATCATGAAGACCTCTTAAATCTTCCATTTTGTATTCTAAGAATGGTTCTAAATCTTTATAAGGTGGGAAAGTCTTGATATCATTTTCATCTATTTCTAAATCTTTTACATTGTCTTTAATGTAACCGGCAATCAATCCATATAGTTTAAAATATTCACAATACATGCGGTTATTTAGCATTATGCGTGATTTATCAATGCTTTCCATTTCAATCATAAATGATTTGAACTGGTAAAAAAACGAGTCTAGACAAAAAAGAAACACTTTTTTCTTGTTTCTTCCAGAAAGGTCAGTGTATATTTTTTTCAGACTCAACAGTTCAGTTTCAATCTCATTTTTTACCTTAAAAACCCTTTCTTTCATTATGATGATCGATTTAAAATTGTTTTTTAATTTTTCTATTTTAGAAGCATATAATTCAGACATCTATACTATAGACAATCAAACTTTTTTTCAGGTTTTATCACATAATTTTTTATTTTAGTATTATAGGTATTAAGCAATGAGTACAAAAAGAATAATCAATAAAATTGAAACCGAAGTCATTAAAAGCAAACAAATAATCAACATGAATAAACCACAAGGACCCGGACTAAATCCAGGATTGCCTATATTTATTGATTTCCCTGAAGACAATAATTTATTACAACATAATTCATACAGCGATATTCAATCTATAGAAAGGCCTAAGTTGATTAGACAGAACAACCTATATATCAATTATAACTCAATTAGTAAAGGCACTTATCAATACACCTCCTTATTATTCGATTTGTGTAACAAAAAGAATAATTACCAAAAAACCTAATAAATAAAAGCATATTACTATAATATAGTAGGTAAATATGGAAAATGAATCTGTCCCTAGTAAATTTTCAAACGTGATAACTGACTTCGTGGAAGACCTTATAAATACTTTTCCGGAATATACAGATCAATTAACAAAATATCGTAAGGCACATTTTCAGGGTGACATTGTTAATACTACATACGAGCATTGTACTAAAATATACCCTCAGCGATTTTTTGATATTCTATATCAAAATAATGATATATTCGAGACGGATTCAGAAAGCAATACTCAATTTTTGCCAGAGATCGATTTCAGACAACTTATGAATTGTGAAGGGGTATCTGATAATACAAAGAAAGTCATATGGAAATACTTACAGCTTATTATGTTTACTGTTATCGAAAACGTAAAGGACAAATCTTTATTTGGAGATTCTGAAGGGTTATTCGAAGGGATCGATGAAGCTGATTTACAAGGAAAACTTTCAGAGACAATGAACAACATGAGTGATTTCTTTAAAAATCTAGACAGCTCACATGAATCTACTAATACAACTGAAGAGAGCAGCAATCAAGAAGAACAATCGGATAATATGCCTGATCTAGGCAACATTCAAGACCATTTACATAATCTATTTAACGGGAAGATAGGCTCTCTCGCAAAAGAAATGGCTGAAGAATTAACCGGTGACTTTGGAGAATTATTTGGCGGAGACATTAACAACGAAGATGCTAATCCACAAGATGTAATGAAAAACCTTATGAAAGATCCCAAGAAAATAATGAAAATTATGAAGAAAGTTAGCTCCAAACTAGATGACAAGATGAAAAATGGAGATATATCTAGAGAGGATATCATGAAAGAAGCGGGTGATCTCATGGGACAATTTAAGAACATGTCAGGAGATGATGGAAATCTAGGTGAAATGATGAAGAACATTGCGAAAAATATGAGAGGGGGCAAAGGTGGAGGTGGAATGCCTGATGGCATGGACATGGCGGGAATGGGAGACATTATAGAAGGAATGGGTGGTGCTGCGGGAATGGCTGAAATGTTGAAGAACATGGGTGGTCTCGGCAAAAATATGCGTATCGATCAAAATGCTGTAAATAGAATGACAGGCAAGAAGGCAACCGCAGAACGAGCAAAAAAACACGTCGAACAGAGACGCCAAAAACAGTTACTGGAACAACAAAAACAAGAGGCGTTGAAAGCCGAACAAATAAAAAACCAGGAAGAGATTATGAAGAAATATAATGTTGAGTCTAATGGTAATACCGGCGAGTTTGTGTATCGTATTGATGGAGTCGAACGACAGGAAAAATCGTTTATTCATCCAGATCTTTTGAAAGAAATGGAAGAAGAAGATAAAGAAAAGGTGAAAAAGCCTTCAAAAAACAAAAAGAAGAAAGCAAAGAAAAATAAAACAAATAACTAGACACAATACAAATTTATATATACATTAATATATAAATCACCATGTTTTTTAATAAGTATATTAACATGTATGTGTTTCTAATCAGTTTAGCATTAGGAATATTTGCTGTCTATATTACCACTCCAGAAACTAGAACAATCTATGTCTATCCTACACCAGACAACGTCGACCATTTACAATATAAAGACAGGGCTGATAACTGTTTTTCATTTACACAAACAGAGGTAGATTGTCCTTTTACATCAGATGGTGTTACAAAAATACCAGCACAATATTAGTTTATTCTAGTTGAAATATTATCCTATTAATAATTAATAGCAATTGATTATTAATGACATCTGGCAATCACACTGATAATAACGTTACAAATTACCAATGGTCTGAAGATATGAGTGCGATTTTAGATAAAATGAGGATTAATTGTATCGCATTGAGCGACCATCACAAATATCGATATACTTTTTATAAGGATAAGCTTATTTTATTCCGTTTTCCTATTATTTTACTAAGTGGGGTAAATACATTTGCGGCAGTAGGTCTTATTGGTATCGCAGATCAAGTTATTATATCTATAACGACTAGTATCATATCACTTATTTGTGGGATTATAACGAGTTTAGAGTTATATCTGAATTATCAAAAGAAAATGGAAAACGAATTAATCTCACACAAAGAATATTACCGTTTAAGTGTTGAGATATTTAAGGTAATTTCGTTAGAAACAGAGAACCGAAAAGTAGATGGAAAGGCTTTTTTAGAAGAAAAATTTAGTACATATGAAAAGTTGCTTCAAAGTAGCAATGTAGTAGAAGCTAGTTATATTATATCGACATTAACGCCAAAAGACCCTATTATAATGGATGAAAATGGCTCACAAAACAATGATGTTGAAAATCAATATATGATGTCAAGTCTTATTCCTACCGTTCAATCTTTCACACAGCCTCATTTATATAAATTAAAACAGAAAAATCGAGACATGGAAAAGAGTCTGCGAGAAACAACATCATCTAATATTTATCGAACAGCCAATCCAGAAACAAGGAAAAATAACCAAAAAATAGAAGAAATTGATAAAGAAATGGATAAATACAAAGGAGAAATAGAAGATTTGAAAAATACATTGGCAGTAGTTGCTAGAAGACCAGATAATTACAATCGTAGGAAGAATATATATTATTACGGACAGCATATTGAGGGCAATTACAGGAGTCGTGGTAGATGGTATTCTGGACGTATATCACAAGATAATAATGACGGAACATATGACATTGATTATGACGATGGGGAATTTGAAAAGAATGTAGATGAAAGATTAATAACTGCTAGAGAAGACAATTATTCACATGTAAGTAGAAATGTAGAAGAGACGTCATACCACAATAAAATAGAACAGGGTTCAAAAATAGAAGGAAATTATAGGGGGCGGGGCAGATGGTATCCCGCGCGTGTTTCACGTAAACGATTAAACGATACCTTCGACATTGATTATGATGACGGCGAAAAAGAATTAGGTGTAAATAGAAATCAAATCAGACTATGTCTTTCTGTTCCACGAAGAGAGAGATCAGAGTCACATGAAATAATTAACAAAGACATCCCAGTTGGCACAAAAATAGAGGCACGATACCGTTCTGGTTCTAAATGGTTTCCTGGAACAATTAGAAGCAATCATGGAAACAATGCTTATGATATTATATATAATGATGGAGACATGGAACGAAACGTTAAGAGTCACTTAATAAGAATAACTGAAGAACTTTTACCACCAGCTATATCTCAACCAGAAAAAAACGTCCAACTGGTAAGATTCGAGAATTATGATACAAAGTCAATTGTAAAAATACAACGCTGGTATAAAAAGATACGGCTATTAAAAAATAAAAATGCGATAATTGAATATAAGAAATAAATACTAATAGTATAGTGAGCATGGATTTAAAAAGATTGTTGACGAGCAATGAAGGAAAAATATTGGTGTCTATTCTCCTTGGTTTAGGGTTAGCATCATTATTTAGAAAGGCTATCAAAATTCAAGATAGTTTTGAATTCAATGGACCAGTTTTAGACGAGGTTGAAGGCAAAGTATTCAAACAGGGTGATAAATGTTATAAATACGAGAGCAAAAACGACAAATGTAAGGAAACCACAAAAATATTAGACATTACAATGAAAGAAGAAGAATAATTCGTTAAAAACTATACAATCTAACATAGTTAATATTGTATAGTTTAGAAATGGAAACCACCACAACTAGAATAGCTGATTTGCCCGCAACCAATAATATGCCCTCTGAAAATGGAATGGACGAACAACCTACCAATTATACTCCTATGAACGTTCACCCGAATCCATATGGGCCTCAAAATAGCGATCAGCATATAATGGATAGACCACAAGTTACACAACAAGATCCATCAATACAATTTCAAAGCGATAATATGGTATCTAGACCCCCTCCTCCTCAAACCCAGTATTTAAGTGAAGAACAACAGTTAGAGTTAGCTAGTATGAAACAAAATAGACTACCGTCAAGAGATATACAACAAGATACTACTAGTTATTCTCAAGACGCACAGGTCCAACCTAATTACATTCCAAGACAAGAATTGTTAACAGACTATGTACGTGATCGAGAGACATTTTCAAATGAGACATTAAAAAATCATGAAAATAAGATGCGAAATATGAGCCGTTTGGACGTTATAATTAGTGAGATACAAGTCCCGATAATGATTGTCCTTATGTATTTCTTTTTTCAACTTCCCATTATGAATACTATATTATTCAAGAAATTCTCTTTTTTGAGTATTTATAATGATGATGGCAATTTTAATCTTTTTGGGTTAATGTTTAAAAGCTTATTATTCGGCACAACGTATTATACAATGATAAAGACGGCGCAGTTTTTAACAGAAATATAACCGATCAAAATAAAAATCCCAATATAGGTTTTTTCTTTTGAGTAACATTCTTTTCCGAATCACGTTTCTTCTTAGTAGCCTGTTTCTTTTGCTTATTTAGCTCTTTTTGCTGCTTTATATCAGCTGGCACATATTTCAAGAACCACATTTCATACTCTTCTGTGGAACGTTTTCCTTTTAGTTCTGTATGCTTTTTTGCCTTTTCTGAACGCATATCTTCTAATGTATGTTGAACTCCAATACAATCGATATTAAATCTCTTCAATATTCCTTTCTGCTTCAATCTGTTCTTTTGTTGAACGTCGAATAGGAATTGAGCCATACATAATAACCTTTCTTTTACGTAGCCTTCCATCTTTGCATATAAAAAACTTAGGTAAAACGACAAAATTGTATCAATTGTAGCAATATTTACTTCGTTCCCAAAGAAATTTATTTTATTGTAACTGTGACATGCGATTGGTTCATAAATAGACGCAATAGTTTCTTTATCAATTAATATTTCCAAACGTCTAGGGACAATTTCGCCAATCGGTTCATATTCGTTAATTTTTATCTTTGTAAACCCTTCGTTAGATAGTTGTTCTTTCAAAATTATAGCACATTTGTCTATATCTTCTGATAACACATCAAAATCTGGCACTTTCAACAGTTTGTGAGCGATATTTTTCGGCATGTATTTAGAATATAACGAAGTCGCATATCCTCCAAAAAATATTACTCCTTGGTTAATGAAAGAATCACGCGTTATCATATATATTTTTTCAGAATTATCATATTGGGCCCCGGTTTCTTCCATTTTACGCTGAAAATCAACAGTGTTGCATTTATCTGTTTTCAAAGGGTAATATTTATTCAACAATGTAAGTCGTTTCATTACTTTTTCCCAACGACTAACATCTCCTTTTGGGCGGGAAAGCTCTAGAAACATCGCCATTCTAAGATAATTCGGGGGCGCATATCGAATACCGGCTCTCATGATAGACTCTTTTTGAATGGATTCATATATAGGTTTGGCTAAATATGTAATGTCGGCTATTGGTATGAAGTTAACAAAAACTTTAAATGTACCTTGATGTGCCCCGGCTTTGGCTTCTACATCATTATACCCAGCGCGATAATAAATATCAGCCAGTTCCTTCGCATGATTTAATGCGTCGTTTGAAAAGAAATCATAGTCGGGTATTTCAATATCTTTATCATAAAACTGAGCGTATTTCGGGAGTATATTATTAATGGCGGTACCTCCATAGCAAACTAATTTTTTGTTAATGATAAACTCTTCTACTATTTTCAATATTTCTTGTATCTCTTCACTTTGAACTATGCTTCTCCCTTTTAATTTCTCATTATCATCTACAGCCTGTCTTAATACTGCCAATTCACATTCTTCAAAAGACATTTTGTTGTCACAGGCAGAAGGTCCTTTTGACTTCCCTATATTCTTCTTTTCAGGTTTCTTCATTATAATATTATTTATATATTATAATAACATTTTATTTATGCGTTTTTTGAAGTATAATACGCATGTGTGCTTGATAGCGGTGTTATAGCAAAACCTAAATCATTAAAAAGTGTTTCATACTCATCTAACTCATCCCCCTTAATATAAAACCTGTATGGCACAATTTGAATAATATGATTCATAACCATATTCTCGACCCCCGGATTTCGCATAGTGTCTAGTTTTTTGTCTGGCAATGCCAACCGATAACTCTCTACGTCCGTAGATAAATTATTATTGTCGCGAACGGTAAGTTGCTTATTTTTTTCATTCAATATTTGACTATAATTTTGATTATTCATAACTTCGGTACCGCTTTCTAGTGATATAAAATTATCTAACGCATAACAATTTTTTTCACCCGGAGAACATTCAGTATGTTTACGGTAATCGCGGTCAACCGTTTTATCAATAACTAACACCACTTTTCCCATAATATCTGACAACTTGGTGTTTTTATCTATTTTTCCTTCATACAGTTTACTCTTCAAAGCAAAATCTACTGCCTTTCCAACCCGTTTATATATTGTTGCGTCCTTTGACTTAATGCGTAAATGTATAAATAATGGGTCTTTAAAGTTGGGCGAAGGACGAGAAAATGCTTGTGATACAGTCGCAGATAAAACAGATGATAATGGTATTACGTTCTCTGTATCAATTACTGTATAATTTGGATCACTTGTAGTAGATACAACAGCTTTATCATCAAAAAATAGCACTTCAAAATCAACAAATCTACATCCCCTTGACAATACATATTTAATCATATCTAAATTCACATAATTGCCTGTGATAGCGGTATTATACGAGCCTTTTATCACATATTCTTTCAATGTTTCACTAGTTAACTCTTTTTTAACTGAAATTATATTTGTCGGAACGTCTTTATTCTCTAAGTTACTTAACTCATTCTTTGGGGTCCCTATAAAAGATTCTAGTCTTTCTTCTTTTTTTGTCTGAAAAGGTTCGGTAGTATAAGAAAAAAGATGATGTTTTGATAGTTGAGAAAATACATATAGCAATATTAATACTGTCAACAATGTTAATAATTTTTCATAAAAATTCATTTGATATATATTACTACTACAGAAAAACAATTAATTTAATCCATAACAAATATAATATTATATATATAATCTAAATTAATGGCAGGCGGATTGCTAAATATAGTTTCTGTAGGAAATAATAATACTATTTTAACTGGAAATCCGACAAAAACATTTTTCAAAGTAACTTATAGCAAATACAGTAATTTTGGACTACAGAAATTCCGTATCGATTATAGTGGACTTCGAGAATTGCGATTGAACGAACCATCAACTTTTTCTTTTAAGATCCCACGATATGCTGAATTATTAATGGATACTTATATTGTTGTTACATTGCCTGATATTTGGAGCCCGATACATCATCCTAGTCCAGCCAACTCTTCCACGCCCGGCACACTACTCAGGTGGGTTCCATATGATTTTCGTTGGATTAAAAATATTGGCACCCACATGATTAAAGAAATAGAAATAAATTGTGGTTCTCTTAACTTACAAAGATATTCTGGCGAATATATTGCTGCGATGGTCGAAAGAGATTTTAGTGAAGAAAAAAAACACCTATTTAATAAAATGACAGGCAATCTTACAGAAATCAACGATCCTGCTAACAGTGGCACAAGAATAAATACATATCCTTCTACCTACTATACATCTAATACAGCGGGTGCAGAGCCATCTATACGTGGTAGAAATTTATACATTCCCCTCAATAGTTGGTTCACTTTGAATAATGGTTCTGCGTTTCCATTGATCGCGCTTCAATACAACGAGCTCACTATAAATGTTACAATGCGTCCGATTCGGGAACTATTTCAAGTCCGTGATCCATATGATTACCAAAACTATTATCCTTACGTACAACCAGACTTTAATCAGTCACAATTCCAAATGTATCGCTATTTACAAACCCCTCCTTCTCCTGACGTTTCTCCATCAAGTTACGAAAACAAAATATCTACATGGAACGCAGACGTTCATTTAATGTCTACTTATTGTTTCCTTTCTAAAGACGAAGCCAAATTATTTGCGGCAAAAGACCAAGTGTATTTAGTGAAGGACGTACACCAATATACATTTGAAAATGTCACTGGGACAAAGAAACTAAAGGTCGAAACAAACGGCATGGTAGCAAGTTGGATGTGGTATTTACAACGCAACGATGCTAACTTGAGAAATGAATGGTCTAATTATACAAATTGGCCGTATCGCAATATTCCCAGAGACATTGATGTCTATCGTTACGCAAATGACGGACAAGCTATACCTGTAAATACCAGTTCAGAATCAGGGGTCTTATCACAACCTAATATACACCCTGAAGAAAATCAACCAACTGGTATATCTGTAACTGGTGCGTATGCTGTAGAAAATAGAAAACATATGTTAGAAACTATGGGCATTTTATTAGATGGAGAATATCGTGAAAATATATTAACTCATGGGGTTTATGAATACATTGAGAAATACACACGCACAAAGGGAAACGCTCAAGACGGATTATACTGTTATAACTTTTGCCTCAATACAAACCCGTTTGACTACCAGCCATCGGGAGCTATTAATCTAAGTAAATTCAAGAACATTGAATTAGAAATTACAACGTATATTCCTCCGATTGATGAGATTAATTCACAGTTTGATGTAATTTGTGATTTGGAAGGAAATCCCGTTGGTGTAAGGAAATCAAACTGGAGATTATATGATTACAATTACAATCTTGTCTTATTTGAAGAAAGATACAATGTGTTATCATTCGTCGGAGGAAATTGTGGCATGCTGTATGCGAAATAATGTTTTGCGTATGTGTAACGCTTTTTTATAGATGCTTATATTATAAAGGATATAATATATGGAAACACTTAATGATAGTATTGATAATATAAGAAATTTAAAAAAAACATTTAGTAAAGGAAAAAAGGATAACAATACGCATATCAAAGATTTTCAAACGGAAAATATGATTCATAAAATAAAAAACGTTAAAAAAAAGAAGAAATCAAACAAATATAATTTTAATAATATCGAACCACTTGTTGATATCCACGAAAAAGAACCATCTGATGAAATAATAGAAGGGTTTACAGAAGGATATAAGGAAGGCAGACCAAAAGCCAAATTATATGAAACAGGGAAGGGCAATTATTCAGATGATATGTACGAAGGAGGGGATAATATATATGAAGGAGGCGGGAAAACTGGTTCTAAGAAGCAGAGCCCCGGACAACGTGTAAAAAACGCTTTTTCTCATGGTGAAAAAATAACATACGAGATCGCAAAATCCATCGTAAAAGGATTATCTTCAGCCGATTTACAAACAAAAAACCCTTATAGTGAAAAAGATATCCTCGTTGTCAAACGATATGTTGATCTATGTAGTTCTATGTTTTTTGCTTCGATTGCTGCTTTTAATTGGTACTTGGTAACATTATATAGAGAAACTAGTGTTTCAGGTGGTTTTTTGAAATTCCCTTTCAAAAATGTTGGTCCAAAAGATGAAGACAAGGATGTAACTGATGATTATTTGCCCGAAGAAGAACCATTTTACCCTCGCATGTTGCCCGATTTTCTAAGACCAACTAGCGAACAAGTTATTTATGATAAAATTAACAAACTAGATTTATTTGGAAATGCTGAAGTTGTCGCAAATATTGCTGCTGAGGCGGCGCTTGAATCTGCTGCTACCGGAGGTGGAAATACAAATGGGTATTCACAAACGAACATTGGAGGAGAAGGACCAGATATTGGCATTAGTCCGGATAGTATGGGTATTAGTCCGGATAGTATGGGCGTTAGTCCTGAAAGTATGGGTATTAGTCCGGATAGTATGGGAGTTAACCCTGATAAAAATAAAAAAAATGACGAAGATCAAAAAAATGACGAAAATGAGGATGACGATGACGATGATAAACCGTCAAATGTATATCTTATGATGTTATCTATTATTCATTATTTTATAAAATATGCGATGGCCGTCCCCGATATCATGTGGCATATTATGCGTTCTTTTGAAAGCTGGATCTGTAATATTACAATAATGTCGCGCGAAAAATGGTATATATTGTTTTTTGTTCTAGCTACTATCATATTTCATACAATGTATGCTTACATCAAACAACTTATTATTGATAGCGTTGAAATGAAATTTTCTTTTACAAGTGGTAGCATGTTGGGCCTAATGGCGATTGTTTATGGTTATCATTGTTGGAGAGGCGTCAATTCAATTGACTGGGGGAAATTAATGAAAAAAGTGAAATCTATGGAGTTCTTGTTCGCATGGCCTCTTATGTTTATTGTGCCCGGTTTGTTATTAATATCATTAATACCTGGATTACTAATTGCGTTCTTATTGTCACCTGGCATGGCTGCTTCATTCGGATGTATAACTATATTGATTATGTCCTTTTTCCCTATTATCAAATTTTGCAGAGGCAATCCTGTAGATTTTTTTAGACAATATTATAAAGTAGACGATCATATAAGAGAATACCATGATATGTATCCATTACGTGACGATGATCCAGTATTCAACAAAGCAATCGACGAGATAATTACTGTTTTTAAAACATTATATTCTATAGTAGATTTATTCAAGGTATCTTGGTTCGCCGATACAGGACAAGATGAATCCTATTTCAGGGCGTTCAAATGGTTTTTCATCTTTATGTTTTCAACCGCAATTAGCGCATTAGTATTTGTAACAAAGACTATTCCAGCGTCTTTATTTTACGTTTTTGCCGGAGTTATTGGCATAGCGTTTATAGGAATCTTTCTTAAGTTGTCTTCTGCGTTATTGACAGTATTACAATCTATTATGAAAACAATTCATTTTGGTTTAAGATTCTTTAGTATCGGTGTATACAGACATTTGCTTCCCCTTTCAATTATATTTATTATGGCAGCCGCATTATTTGATTTCGATAAATCTGTAGAAAATATTACACTCAAATCTAAACTGAATCTTGTGTCTTTCATTATTATTATGTCTGTCGTATTTTTCTCATTTATCGGTTCTATTTTATCAAAACAAGTCTCACCTAGTTAAATAAACAATTAGTATGAATAAATATAAAAATGTCTGATGATTATTAATATAATAATCATCAGGATGGGAAAGAATAAGAAGTCTACTAAGGAATATCCTATGGTAAGTGTGTGTACTCCCACATTTAATCGCCGTCCATTTATAGAGAATATGTTTTCCTGTTTTCGTAATCAAGATTATCCAAAACATCGCATTGAATGGATTATTGTAGACGATGGAAGTGATAAAATCAAAGATCTTATTGAAACATCTGACATTCCTCAGATTCGGTATTTCGAGGTAGAAGATAAAATGACTTTAGGCGCGAAGCGTAATCTCATGCATCAATACGCTACCGGATCCATTATTGTTTACATGGACGATGACGATTATTACCCTCCTGAACGCATTTCTCATTCAGTAGAAAGACTTCAAGGAGACCCAGATGCGTTATGTGCTGGTTCAAGTGAAATTTATATTTATTTCAAAGGCATGGATAAAATGATACAATGCGGTCCATATGGTCCGAATCATGCTACAGCTGGAACATTCGCTTTCAAAAAAGAACTATTAGAACAAACTAAATATGAAGATCATGCTGCTCTGGCAGAGGAACGTGCTTTTTTAAAGGACTATACTATACCTTTCGTTCAATTAGATTCTCTCAAAACTATATTAGTGTTTTCGCACGAGCATAATACGTTTGACAAACGGAAAATGTTCGACCAGAAGCAAGACCCTAAGTTCTTCAAAGAGTCCGGAAAGGTTGTATCTAATTTCATTCGTAGAAAGTCCGAAAAGAACATCAAAAAATTCTTTTTGGAAGACATTGATAACTTATTAAAATTTTATGAACCCGGATTGCCAAAAATGAAGCCAGATGTTATGGTTCAGATGAAAGAAATCGAAGCAAAAAGAGAAAAAATGATTCAAGAAGCTATGGAAAAACAAAGAGAAAATGGTCCAATCATTCTTCAACAAGGGGAAGGTAAACCACCTATTCAAATTTCGAACAAACAAGCTGTAGAAATAATGAAGCAGCAACAAGAACAAATCCGAAAATTGACAGATCATAAAAATCAAAATGACAAATTGAATAACCTTCTTAAGGAAAAAGTATCCGAACAAATGAAAGTTATTAAAGCATTAAAGGGTGAAGTCTCTGGATACAAGTCTCAGGAAAGTGGTTCAATTGACGGAAATATTAAAATGGAAATCGTAGAAAAACCCCCTTCGTTCATTCAACCAATAGATGGTAGAGAATTAACAAACTATCCTATCAATAAAAGCAAGCCGACTGCTATCGTTGATGTAAACGCAATTTAAAATAAATATTATTATGTTATTTCATTTATTACATAATAATTTAGATTTTCACTTTTTGTGTTTTCTTTTTTCGCGATTTTGTCTTTTTTTGCGTTTTCGGTTGTATTTTTGGCATTGTTTCTTTCATCAATTCGTTTATTATAGTTTTTGGATCACGTGGTTCAAGTGTTACTGTTGTCATAGGCATTGGTGTATACCTTCGTTGATAGTATTTATGAAATGTATGTCTGCTTTTCGGATCTGTACTATAAAAAGAGAACAACGGTTTGTATGTTTTGACAGTTTCACTCAAATTGTCATTTGCGGTAGCCTCAAATGTTATATTTATCGAACCATTTTTATACACTACATAGGCAATATGATAAGGTGTCTGGTTCTCTTCAGGTAACTCATTTTTTACTATTGCATAACTTTCACCCATTTCTGGGTTTGCTTGATTGTTTATAAATTCCTCATCGATCCGCTTCGTCAACCTGACATTTTGTTTGTCTGATACACCAAACTGGTTTCGTCCGGTTACGTGTTTAAACTTCAACGCACTTGTATTATAATGATATGGTAATAGCTGAATATCTAATATGCTATCGCTAATTTTATTTTCACAAGTCAGAAATTCTGAAAAGTTCAAACAGTCACTTTCATTTAATGAATCGTTCAAATTATCAATAGTACGGTTGTCTTTTAATTCTCTGAAAAATGTGTAACCAATAAACTCCTCAATGTCACCGTTTTCATCAATTAATTGTATATCATCTCGATTTTTTAAAACAGTTGGTGTATCTTCTGGCATTAATCTGCCTGATTCTATTAACATAGATAACGGTGACGATTTATCTAGATCAGCTAGAAACTTTGTATTTATGTATAAATTAAAAGCATCTCTTGTATAAATCGCAAAATTACGATCTTTGGTCAATCTATAATTGCCAAACGTCTTCATTATATATTTACTATATATTTCTTCATTCATCTACTTCGTCTATTAACTCCTCTTTTTTAACGTTCTTATCTAAATATCGATATATTCGTTTAATGTCTAATTTCGTTATATTCATATCTTGAAATATTTTCTCTATTTTATTCAATTCCTCAGCTACTTTTGTAATATCAACCATATTATTGAATATTTTTAATTCTTGAAACATAGCTATCAAGTCTTTTTTATCTAATTCTAGATTCAAACAAAGGCTGTAAATAAACATCATATTGTTATATTCTGTTGAATATTTTGTTAATACCTTTGTAAATCTCACTTCTTCTGGCTTGAAAGAACCCCTATTTTCTGTAAATTCATCATGATAAAGTTTGTTATTATAAAATGTCTTCATTAAGGAACTCATTTCGTTGAAAATCCATATTTGACTTTGAAAAGTTATTCTATCAATATAGTCAGCATAACAAATATTATCTAGAACTTTCATATAAAATGGTAGTGATCTCTCTTTTGGCTTTTGAGATATTGCGTCTACTATATTCTCGTGCCACAACAATGAGACTATGGTCCGCTCTGTTTCATTCATAATATTTGTATGTTCTTCCATGCGGATAGGCTCGTTTATTAATAATTGTGTTATTTTCTTGGAATCTTCATTATAAGATTTCGTTTTAAAAAATTTCTCAAAGTTTTCATTATGTATTATGTCTGGTTTATTCATTAAAAGCCTTTTTACGAACTTCATTTTACGTAAATCACCTTGTATATACAAATAAATTGTATTTCGTTTTGCGTCAGGGATGCCGTTAAAGTTAGGTATAGTTGCCAATAACAAAGATTCCATTTGAGATTGGACCGGCATTTTCAATTCAAATACATTGCAAACCTTCATTAGTTCTCTCATCTTCTTGTCAATATAATAATTCCCAATACATATGATTGGATTCATAGTTTTGCTTTCCAATTTCTGTTTTTTTGTCTTCTTTTGTCTAATTAACTTTATAAGTGCGTTTAATCCACCTTTATCACCACTGTTCATACCATCGATCTCATCCATTACTATCACCAAACGTCTTTTTTTCGCACCAGCCATCATTTGAAGCACATTCTGATTCGCAATATTATTACAAGTAATCGTATCTATTAATGATTTGTTGCGTACATCCCCCGCATCGTACTTAACCATGTCATAATCGATTGATTTTAATAGGTCCGTAACAAACTGTGTTTTTCCACATCCAGGAGAACCATATATATAGATCCCTTTTTTGAATGTCAAGTCGTTTACATTGTTATCAAAATTTAACAATAGATTTTTTATAGTATCAGAGGCATGATTGCGGTCTAATATCGTATTTATTTCTTGTATATTATCAACATTCATTATACTATTTGTCGTCTTGTATTAATATACGTATATTTTTTATATTTATTGATATAACGAATTATATATAGTCGTTATAACATCTATGTTTATCTACCAAAAGCACTGAAATCCGCAGTAATTGGCATATATTGATCTTTGGTTTCTTTTACATTCTGTCTTGCCTGACTTGCTCCACTATATTGATTATTAGTACCTAACACCAAGGGTGTAGTAGGTGAACGACGTTGCTGAGGCATAACCTGTTTATTGCTATTCATAGTTTGTCCTCTATTCATAGTTAACACATCTTTTACTCCACTTCCAAAATCCCGAAGCAAACTAGTCGCACCAGTTGCGGTATCCTTTGCCAGACTAGTTGCGCTACTTGCGGTATCCTTCGCCAAACCAGTTGCGCTACTTGCTGTATCCTTTGCCAAACCAGTCACTCCGGTTGCGGTATCTCTTACCAACGAATCACCAGTAGTAAGGGTTTTATCAGCAAGCCCTCCAGCAACGCCTACAGTCTCACTTAAAGGGTTTGTCTCATTTGTAGTGCGTTTATACTGTTTCTCATCAACAATGAGGGAGCCGCCATCAGGACCTTTTGTGCCTGAACCACCATTTCCACCACAGTTAGTACATGACACTTTTTCCGGCATTTCAGGGCATGTGGGACATGTAGGACACACTGCTGGAACAATCTGTGTTTTTAAAATGTAATCCTCGTTTCCGTTTGCCATGTCTTCGTTTTTTTCTTCCTTCTTTTCCATAACAGGGAATTTGATGATTTTATCGTAAATGCGTTTTTTGATATCACCCCACAATGTATGCGATTTGGGCTCCTCACCAGGGCTACAATACATAGATACGTCTTTTACGTTTTTATAATTATAACATGTACCTTCCTTATTCATCAAGTACATTTCACAATCGGGATTACTTTTGCATGCCTCAAAACAGTCTTTGTCGTTCTTTTTTGATTCTGATATTATTTCGGAATCAGCATGAATATAAATCTTTCCACCGTCGCAATGAGCTTTTTCTTTTTCTTCATTGTTACATTGGCTAGTTTCTTCACTAGTTTCTTCACTAGTTTCTTCCTCGAAACCTTCTTTAAAACTTCCAAAAATTATCGCTATTACTAAAACTACAAGTAGTATCAAAAATAGTACAAGAGGTGTTATTTTTATTTTACTCAAGAATTTCATTATAAATTATACAACGAAAATATAATTTATAATGAAATTGAAAAATTGAACTCCTGATATTGGTTTTCAATAATCGTAAATCTATTTATAATGGGTCCCAAAAAGAAAAATCTACCTCTGTTAGAACGGTTTTATGAATGCCCTGGATCAAAATATGAAATTTGTATTGACGAAGCTGGCCGTGGTTGTTTATATGGAGATGTATTTATTGCGTCTGTAGTTTTACCTAAAGATGAAAGTTCATTTTCAGGACAAGATATCAAAGACAGTAAGAAATTCTCTTCAAAGAAAAAATTACATGAAGTTGCTGAGTATATAAAAGAACATGCGGATTACTATAAAATAACATCTTTTAACTCTGAATGTATAGATAAAATTAATATTTTACAAACTGTTATGAAGGGCATGCATACGTGTATACGTGATACAATTCAACATTATCAAACTCTGAACCCGAAGTTAACACTAGACGATTTCATAGCACTTATCGATGGCAATTATTTTCAACCATATTGTGTGTTTGACAACAATCGTGAAGAAATTATCGAATTAAAACATATGACCTTTGAAAAAGGGGATGGTCGCTTCATGGGCATAGCATCCGCTGGAATTCTAGCTAAAACCGCCAGGGATAGTTATGTTTTAGACCAATGTAAAACATACCCTGAACTATCGTCTAAATATGGGCTTGAAAAGAACATGGGATATGGTACAAAATTACATTTAGACGGCATAAAAACACATGGGATTACACAATGGCATCGCCGATCATATGGAATATGTAAAACAACACAGGTTAATTCCATTGAAGAAATTATATAAATAACTCCTCTATGTCTTGTTTATTCGCCCATAAAAATTTGGTTTCTTTGTCATCTATGCTGTATCCGACCATTATTTCGTTATTTTCTTTAAAATACACCATTCCAGTAGTATACTCCACTTTTTTATTTTCAAACGTAAACATTTTACTATGTCGTTTTAACTTGTATGTATCGGGATCTAATACTACAAACATATGATAATAATGACGCCTCGATTCATAGCTTACAGCGTGTACTATAAACCATATTTCGTTATCTATGTTGATGCCGTTTGTTGAACCTCTTACTTCTGTGAAAAATCTTGGGGTATTTATTTCCTTTTCTATTGAAAGTTCACATGAAGAGGCTTGTTTATGGTAACTCCCTATTTTTAATGGATACCAACTATGAATCACTTTCAAATCATTCCTTTCGTCTTCGAACATTACCCAATTTTTTTCAATCGGTCTATCCTTCATTACGAGCATAGATACAGCGTCCCCATTGTTTTTATCTATTGTTCCCGTCTCTATAGTAATATCACCCTCTTTCAACCCACGATTACCATTATAGTGGATCATATTTCCAATCGACAACAATTTTATATCTTCAACCCCGACATATTCACCATCATATTGTTTATCATAATTCATCACAAAATCCCGTGTTTTTTTCCATTCTTCACTCTCCGTGTCATATACAGTAATTATATTATGACTGCTTATTGTATCTTTGTTTATATAATTCCCGTCATCATCTATGTGATAATTAACACACCGTATATTGACGTATAATTCTGTTCCGTTCATTGTCAGCGATGGAGTAGATGTAACAAAATCTGTATTTTCTTTTATAAATTCGTTCGCAGCATCACATAAATTGTTTGTATTTATGTTTCCCTTATTCATATTTATTAATGTTGGTGAATAGAATTTATAATTTACTAATACATTTTGTAATGCGTTTTGCGGAACATCTTGATAACATAACGTTCTTTTGATAGATTCTAATATATTATATGGTTTATCATTACAATAATACCCAAGTATTGAAAGTTCATAATCCATTTTATAGTCATAAATACTCTGATCGTGAAATAAATGGTCGTCTGAAAAATGATTTTGTCTCTGATATTCGGCCATTTCATAGAATGAATATGCTAGTCTGTATGATTCTCTCATTCGGTAATATTTAACTATTTCATATAGATTCTCTATTCTATTTGGTAATATCTGGTATGCTTCCATCCAATGTATAACCGCTTTATTCATATCTTCTAGTTCCATATATGCTTTTCCTATAGAATAATGCGAGTACCATAATTCTTCTTTCCATCCACCCATTTGTATTCGTTTTTTATATGTCTCAATCGCACCATGGTATTGACCCATATTCAGATAGCTGTTAGCCAAATAAAACATGTATCTTACGTTGTCTGGTTCGTCCCGTAATCCATCTTTCAATAACTTTATGTCTCTAGTAAATTTGTTCTCTTTTGAACCACCATCCCCAACATCAACTATAAACATTTTTTCTTTCTCTATGAACCCTATCTTACAGTCTGGTGGCGTTTCTACGTATTCATGCGTTACCCCTCGGTATGTATAATCAACTGAATTCTCTATAATCCGAACATTTTTATAAAAAAATCCGTTATTGCCTTGAAATAAATAATAAGCATTCCCTGTTAATTTTTCTTTGAATTCGGCAACATTTTCTATGTTTAATTCTAATTTCATATCAGCATCTAACAGAAGAAGATAATCCGCATCCATACTCAGACATTCTAATTTCGCATAATTTCGATTATACCCAAAATCCCGAAATGCCTCTTTTACTATCTTTCCATTAATGTTTTTTGAATCAAAGAATTCTTTTATTATTTCAATGGTATTGTCATCGCTACCAGTATCGCATATACAGTATGTGTCTATAATGGGATACACTGTATCCAATAGTCTCGTTATTATTTTACTTTCATTTTTTACTATCATATTCAAGCATATTTTAGGCATTATTACGTTATATACTTTTATTTGTTACTTTTTTAATTTAATTATTATCTAATAAACATATTTTCTGTATATATAGTAGCTTAAGTATGTCTTTTACACGATTCCATGATGACCCATACCGTATCAAAAAACAACTTGAAGAAACCACTTATACAGGACGTTATATGTTAGACACTCCCGGACAAGGTGTTGATCTTCCTTTTATGGAGGATCCACAAATGCGTCTTGAAAAATGGGGAGCCAATCTTACTAAAAACGCAGTCTCACTTGAAAGCGACTTGAAGGGCCTTTCTAGACCTCTTAATCGTGATTTAGTAAACATTAATAATCACAAATTATATTCTAGTAATTCTACCGCTATTCAATATAAATCTCAACAACCTTTTGTTGAAGAGAGTCGTGTGAGTCATCCCGCATGGCAGTATAGAGATTTAGAACAATCCCGATGGGAAACACCCATTCTGAACCCTCAAGATGGGTTAGAACGTCCCTTTGATTATAACCTCCATTCACGCATTTTAGAGAAAGATCATTTTAAACCAAAAATACCACAGGCAGGTAATTTCAACGAGTTTTACCTTTCTGGACCCTCAATTTGTTTGGGTGGAATGGAAGAATCTTGTGAAGGTTCCCCCTATAGAACCCCTCCAAAAACGACTTAATGTCTTGATTTGTTTTATATAATAAATATATACAACTAATATATTACAGATGGAAGCTATTGTCCCCTTATTCGCATTATCCAGTTATTATTTAATTAATAAACAGAGCAATTCTGAGGACAAGAAAGAAAATTTTTATAATCGAACTGAATTACCTAATGTAAACATTCCTGATAAAAACTACCCGAATCAAGAAGTAGTTTTACCTGAAGCGGATGTTACTTCCAAATTGAGTACCACCAATAAGTTTAACGGAACAGCTGGTGTATATACTGATAAATATTTTCAGCCCAACCAGAAAACACAAGAGCCTTTGCCTAATTCGAATGGGTCTCAATTCACATCCCTTGCCGGTGATAAAGTATCCGAAAGTTATTTCAAGCATGACAACATGGTCCCTTATTTTGGTGGCAATATGAAAGGAAGTAACCGCGACAAGAATGATAATGAAGGTTTGATAGACGCGTATACCGGTTCTGGTTCTCAATCTATTACTAAGCAGGAACAATCACCGTTATTCGCACCAAATGAAAATCTCCAGTGGGCCCATGGAGCGCCTAATCAAACTGATTTTGTTCGTTCCCGTATTAACCCAAGCCAACGCATGGCAAACGTAAAACCGTTTCAGGAAGAGAGAGTCGCACCTGGATTGGGACTTGGATATACAAACGAAGGCTCTAATGGTTTTAATTCTGGCATGATGGAACGTGAAAAATGGTTGCCTAAGACTGCTGATGAACTTCGTGTCGCAAACAATCCCAAAAGTTCCGGGGTAAGCTTATTAGGCCATGAGGGACCCGCTGATAGCCGTATCAAAAACATCGCTACCACCGAACAAATGGGTGTTATGGAGAAAAACCGTCCTGATCGTATGTTTGAACTTGACAATCGTGACATTAATGATACCAAGGATATAGGCAGATTGTTTGTTACCGGAGGAGCACATAAAGCACAAACTCTTCATTCCATGCCTATTCAGCGTGCGGTAACCCGCCCCGAGACAACCACTGATTATACTGGAGCCGCATCTCATCCAAATTCAGCCGCATATGTTCCTGGTGAATACATGCCTTCTCATAATCAACAATTAGGTAGTGTTCCTATGGGCGTTGCTGGTGCCGTTGGTAAAAATCGTGCCGGTGAAAACGACCATAGTGTCAATTCAAAAAAAGCATACCCTAATAATAGAACTGTTAATAAGCAGGATGGATATTTCGGTGCGGTCCGTAATAATATCACTGCCACAGTAGCACCTCTTCTTGATGTTCTACGTCCTTCTCGCAAAGAAAACGCAATCGGTACTCTTCGTCCTTATCAGAACCCCGGGTCTACTGTTTCCAACAGTTATATTTTCAATCCTGCCGATAAAATGCCTACCACTATTCGCGAAACTACTGAAAATTCTAAGTTCCACTTGAATGTCAATTCAAACCAAAATGGCGGTGCTTACACCGTTTCAGAGCAACAAGCTTCGGATACTATTCGTCAGGAAACCGGTGATTTCTTCTATGCTGGAAACGCTAGCGCAGGAGAACGCACTAGACAAACCACTTCTTATGAGGCTGGATACAACCAACGCAACAATGATAAAAAAACTGCTGAAGGATATATGGTAAAGGGTAATTTATCTGTATTGAATACTGATGTCAATATGAGACAAGCATCCCGTGATAATATGCTTACAAACAATCGTGAAGTTTCTGGAAATATGCCTTACCGAAGCCCGGAAGCCAGTACTATGGGACAATTTTCAGGACAACATACTAAAAATCAGGATTCCAAAATACAATTGGATCGTACTAATCCCGAAATTATGAATAACTTAAAAGCAAACCCTTACGTTGTTGACTACAAAACTGGTCTGTAAAAAGTAAATAAAGAATATATTTCATATTATAATGTAAAATCTATAATATGAATAAACCGCCTGAAAAGACCATTGAATATATTCCGAACGTTGATGATGAAAAAGAATATATCATTGAATATGAATTATGTCTATTGAGGAGTAAAATTAAATCTATTGAAGATGGGTATCATCATGATTCTCCTGTTTACAAAAATATTATTCTTCCTTCTTTACATAGCCTGATTGAAAAACTAGAAAAACTTGATGAAAAAATTGACGATGAAGTAGAAAAATACCATTTTCAAGGCATCGAATATCTAATTGCTGAAATTAATACATCGTTTTTTTACTGAAAAAAATATATATAAACATTATACAATTCAATATGAGTAAAAACATAATTACTGTTACAAAAAATGCTTTTCAAAAAATGAATAGCATTATGCAAAAATCATATAATAAGAATGGATTTTTATTTGGCATTGATTCCGGTGGATGTAATGGATTTAATTTTAATTTACAATTAATAAATGATATAGAATTGAATAAAATTATGAAACAAAAACCAAATATTATTCAAAATGAAAATGTAAAATTATATGTAGAACCAATGAGTGAATTGTATTTGGTCGGAACTGAAATTGATTACTTAAAAGAAGATTATAGTAAAGGCATATTTGAAAGTAAATTTGTATATAATGTGGATAAAAATATGGCTTCCACATGCGGTTGTGGCATATCTTTCACTCCAAGAAAATTATAATTCATATACATTTTTCATAATTATTATTTATCCACTATCACCTCTTTTAATACGTTCTTTATGATTCTTTGTTTATTCTTTTCTCGGTCTAAACCCATCCCCCCTAATGAATTTGTCATTATTTCTACAAATTCTTTATCTTCATTTGAATCCATGATTACATGATTTGGGTTCTCCTCTTTCCAATGATTCAGATTATTTAAATTTTTGTTCGCCACACATTCTATCGCTGTTTTCATTTTATTCTTATCTGAATCTTTATCCCATTCATTGTTATTCTTTATATAAAGTGTTTCACGTTTCAGGTCAGTACAATGCATTGGGCGATTATGTGTATCTAATTCTTTTAATTTGTCGTTAAATATCTTGGTTATGCCGTCTATATATCCTAGTTTACCAGTGTTTTTCAAGTCTTCTACAGATAGAACCATATTATCAATGAATTCAGATATATTCATCGCGTTTTTACATTGTTCGTTCAAGAAAAAATTCAGATTAAATTTGTTTGTATTATTACAATTCGTATTGTTCGTTATATGTTTTCCCTCATTCACTGCTTCTAATAATTTATTTTGTATCTTTTGATTCTCTTCTTGCTGTTCTATGATTGTCTTCTGTTGTTCTCGGTTCTCTTGCTGTTGTTCTATTATCAACTGCTTGAACTCTTGATTTTGCGTCAATAATGTCATCACTAACTCAGGCGTTATCACGTTTGATATATCGGTTACTTCAGGTGTATCTTGGTTGTGAACCTCATTTTTCAATTCACCTTTACATTTTTTTTTATGTCTCCATAAACTTGTTCTATCAGCAAGTATTTTGCTACACATATCACATTTGTATGTTAGAGGTTTTTCGTTGTTGTCTGTTGTCTTTTTATGTTTACGTGTCAATAAATGTCGAGCGTAATCAGTTTTATTGCTCGATGTAAAGTTACATGATTTACAATGGAATTCTAATGCGTTTTTTACAGTTTTTTTAGTTGTCATTTGTTGTTATTATATGACAACAAAAAAAACGCCTAAACCTAACGACCCCAAAAAATACTTTTTTATTTATCGTCACATACAAATAATTTGATTTCAGTTTTTAGAGCATTTATTAGTGAAACACAATTTTCGCGTTTTGCAAAATAAAAAACCTTTTCAATATTTCCATTTTGGACATTTTTAAAAATGTCCATTTCTCAAAATTTCATCGACTTTTTTTTTTCAAAAACTATCAGATTTGAAAATATACATATTAACAGCATATTTTCAAAATTAGAAACCAGGTTCACCTGTGAATACCTGTGTATTAACAGCATCCAATGTTTTTGTATCAGTTATCACATTCATGAAATCCTGCATATTTCCACCAAACATGCTGTTTATAGAAAGTGTGGCGAAACTTGATACAAAGACGATTACAGCATCGCGAATGACAAATTTCAATGGTTTCATATCTTTTTCTAAATATTTCATTTCTAATATCTTGAATACGCTAAAAACCGTAGTAATGACTAGAGCAAAAATGAGTAGTTTTTCCATAAATATAATAGAATTGATTATATTTATAATGTAAATCCAACGCATAAGCGATTATATAAGTTCTTCGATGTCATTCAACACAATATCATCTGTATTGATTCTTTTGGTATCTGCTGCGGGCTCATCTAATACGTCAAACCCGGTTAAATTGATATTCTGTGTATCGATCTGTATTTTTTCATCATCGCTTTCATAAGCCTCTTCTTCTAACTTCTTTTCCATTGCTCTAGAAGAGCTTAGTTCTTCCAAATGTTCGATTGTTTTCGGGGCTTCTATTTTTTTAATAGTATCTAACTCGTCTAATACAGAGTCAATGTTGTTGAATGAAAGCGTGGTTGTAACTTTCTCATCATCTATATTTTTAATGGTAGGTACAAGAACAGGTTCCTCTTCTTCTAATTGATTTTCAATAGGCTCTTTGGTTGCTTCTTCAATTTTTTCTGCTGTAATGTCAGAAGTAGACTCGGGCATCTCACTAACGGGGTCTTCCTCTTTTTCTTCGATTGTTTCAATAATAACCTCCTCTTCCTGTTCGACGCTCTCATCCATATATGCACGAATGATAGCCTCAGTAGGAATGCTTTCACGGATCGAATTCATGATACACTCTTCAATGATTTGTTCTAATTCACGATTATTACGCTGTTGCTGCAGAGGATTCACTTTTTTTTCAAATAGATATACATTTGCGTATACCTTGCGAGCCACGTTGATATAGACTTTATGAATAAAAGCGTCTAACTTGGGAATAGTAATGTCGATTTTTTTCTGTTTGTTTCCAACACGAATACATGTGAGAATCTTTAATTGGATAATGTGGACGCATGTAATAAGATCTTCTAAATAATCGCAACCACTTCGCTCAATTATACGCTTCTTTTCTTCTTCGATGATATTGTTGTTCCATTTTGGGATCCTAGACAAGAGATTTTGAAAAGTCATAAGATACTTAGTTGCTTCATCGTTGTCAAGGCATAATTTCCAAGACTCGTTAAAGATGGAACGAACTCCTTCCCTAATTAGGGGTGTAAAAATACTAACCAAGCGACTACACCATTCGTTTCTAGACTCATTCAGATTCGCAATAACAAAATCGTCCATGTCGACTATAATTATATTGGATTAATACTTTTTATATCTTTGTTTGAACGTAAAAATATATAATCAAGTATATACAAAAATAATAATTTTTCATTTCGAAAGTCGGATCTTATTTTATTGAAGCAGAGAATTGCCGAGGCCTTTGTTGTCTCATCAATGCCAGAAGCTGTCTCAATCCATTTTACTAAATCTAAGCATGAGGCTCCTTCTTCGTATAATTTGTTTGCCACATTTGCTAGGAACTTTTGTGTTATTTCGACATTTTTTATTTCATCTAAGGTTGAAAATATATTATGATATTCTCTCTCATGCTGGATTACACTTTGAATACGTTTTGCGTTAAGGTTAACCGGTTTATTGTTAGAATCAATATACTCTGGTACGTAAATCTCACAGAATCTTGATAAAATTGGGTTCAGTAGTCGCTGTTTGTTTTCGATAATTATAAAAAACCTAGTATTATTGCTAAACTGTTCTATACACCGCCTTAAAGCAGACTGTGCGTCGGTTGTAAGAAAATCAGCGTTATATAATACAATCGATTTGAAAAAAATACCAGTGTTATATTGAATGTTTGCTTTTGCGAAAAACTTGATATCTTCTCTTATAAATTTGATTCCTTTTCCGTGCGCACAGTTAACCCACATAACATTTCGTTTTAATTTCCCTTTGTCAGAATCATATACCTTGTCTATAAACGTTCGTATTATTGTCTTCTTGCCAGAACCATAAGACCCGTGTAAAATAATATGAGGGACTTTTTTATTTTCATAGAAATTGTATAATTTCGTGTATATTTTATCATGAATAGGGAGAACCTCCATAGTATTAATATATTTCAGACAATGTGTTTATTACATTTATTCTTTTTTTATAATATTAAGCTGTTTTGTAAAAACAAACCGTTCCTGATTCATTGTTTTACGATTTACATTACAATGTAAACATGCTATTACGAGATTGCCTTTGTTATGTCCTTTATCGTTTGATATCCGTTCTAAAGACCATTGGGTAGGTTCTCGAACATTCTCATATAATATATTTACACGCTTCTGACAATAATAACACGTATTCTTACATTCATTTAATAATTTTATTATCTCTTCTAGGTTTACAAATTCGTCTTTCGAGAACCTAGACTTTTTCTTATCTTGCGAAGAATAACCAGATAGTTTTTGCTTCAAAAGAGTGAGAATCATGTTACATTCCCTAGCATTATCAACATTGCTATTATATAATTGTTCTATGTATGATATTTGCTTATCATGCGACAATTCTTCTTCGTTGAAATTCCAATTACTACTCATAGTAATTTTCCGTTTAGATATAGTTTTGTTAGGCATAGAATGTTCTTTTTTTGCTGTAGGGTGTAAGAATTCTTCAATGTGGATTTTTTTAGTCTCTGTCATGTAATATATTAAAGACTTCTATAAAAAGAGGATAAAACGAACTTACTAATAATAGTAATGACGTGTGAAAAGAAATTAGAAGAGATTAATATAAACAGCATAGATGAGTTATTTGCGTCACAATCACAAGCAAGTGATTTGGTACCATGGAACAAAGTAGAACGTTCTATAAAACTGCGAAAGCTGTTTCAGTATGCTGAAAAATATGCTACTGAAACAGCAATGAACCCGAAAAATTTGAAATCATTGAAAATGTTTTTTACGAGCTCATTAAACAAGGGGAGATTGCTAAAAACAAAAGAAGTGACATATAACGTCGATACAGGAATAATAGATACTATTCCAGGACTTCAATACAACACAAATACTAAGAATTTCACAATACGTAATGTAGAGCCCAAACACGTATCTACTGTGAAAATTAAACAGAAGAAACCCGCTGCAAAGATCAAGGTTGAACCGTCAACTGATAAAATTGAAACAACCACATAATTTTATTGACAGATATGTTATCAATACATTTTGAAAGAAGAATATAAAAATATCTTGTCATTTTAACTAGTGAATAATATGGACAAAGCCAAATTAATTATTGAATTCAAGAAAATTAAGGACAGCATGGACGGTCTGGAAAATATGATGATGAACCATATGAATTCAATGGCAGAAACATCTTCTGAAAGTGAAGGTAGCAATGATGGAAATAATCTGAACTTTTCAGAAGAAGATATGAACGAGATAACTCAAATGGTATACGAACACTTAGATGATTACTTTCGAAACGAAACGATTATGATGTCTTCGCCCAACTTTTACCAAATGCTTATGGAAGACATTTCAAATATCATATTTCAAGTACTATTAGATGCGAATCTATGTCAAGAATATCATTATGACGACATTGTCGAAATAATAGAGGATATATATGATAGCTATCGTGACTTTAATCCTGTACCCGAAAGGGCCTATTCTATGATGAATTATAAGAATCAAGAATTAAGCGAGGATAATTTATCAGAATTGACTCAAAAAATACAATTATTAAGTGAAATGCCTCAACCCCAACAACGAACAAACGAATGGTATGAGTTTCGCCATGGACTTATAAGTGCTAGTAATATTTGGAAAGCATTTGGTACGGACGCACAAAAGAACAGTTTAATTTATGAGAAATGTTGCCCTCTTGTAGACCATTCTACCAAGGAAACACACTACGTAAACACAGAAACTGCTATGCATTGGGGAGTAAAGTACGAACCAATAACCGTTATGATATACGAAGATATGTTTAATACAGAAGTGGGTGAATTTGGATGTATTCAGCACTCAGAGTATCCGTTTATCGGCGCGTCACCAGATGGAATTAATATTGATCCAACATCTAATATATACGGTAGAATGGTAGAAATAAAAAACGTAGTAAATCGTGAGTTAACCGGCATACCGAAGGAGGATTATTGGATACAGACACAAGTACAAATGGAGACTTGCGATCTAGACGAATGCGATTTTATTGAGACGAAGTGTATGGAATATCAAGATGAAAAATCGTTTTACGAAGACGAAACAAGGGATTATAAAGGAGTAATTCTACACTTTATTGAAAACGGAAATGAATATTGTTCGCCAACATATAGTTATATGCCTTTGTCAATAGAAGTAAATAAAGTTACCATAGAAGATTGGATACAAAAAGAAAAGCAGAAAAATTCTTTGGAGAATAAGGCTTTATTAAATATTGCTTATTGGTATTTAGAAGAATATTCATGTGTAGTAATAAAGAGGAACAAGTTATGGTTTGATAAAGCTTTGCCGCTTGTGAAAGACATATGGAATACTATATTGAAAGAGCGAATCGATGGGTACGAACATAGAGCTGCTAAAAAAAGGTCCCCAAGCATAGTGTTAGCAAGTGAAGATGGTAATACAAAGAATATTAAAACAGACAACCATAAATCCGGACTATGTCTAGTCAAGTTGGATTTTTAGAAAGATAAAGAAAACAATATAGATATATTTTTCTTTATCTATTAAATAGAATATACTCTACTATGTCTAGCAATGCTGTTGATGCTGACGAAGAAATGTATGTTACCAAGCGTAATGGAAACAGAGAAATCGTGTCTTTTGATAAAATTTCTCGCAGGATCAAGACCCTTGGAAACGAGGCAAATATTAAAATAAATTATACATCTCTTGTTATGAAAGTAATCGATCAAATCTATAATAATATTTCAACCACAAAAATAGATGAGCTATCAGCAGAGCAGTGTGCGTCTATGTCAACCGTACATCCTGATTATAACATCCTAGCTGGGAGAATAGTAATTTCTAACCTTCATAAAAACACGAATGCTTCTTTTTCTGAGGTAATGATTCAACTGTATAATAACAAAGATAAACATAATAAGCATTCTCCCATTGTATCACAGACGTTAATTGATACTGTAAATAAATATAAGGATGATCTGGATGCTGTTATAAACCATGATAGCGATTATTTGATTGATTATTTTGGATTCAAAACATTGGAAAGAGCTTACTTAATGCGCCTTAATAAAGTAGTAGTTGAACGGCCACAGTATATGTGGTTACGAGTTAGTATTGGCATACATGGCGATGACATCGAAAAGATAAAAGAAACATATAATCTCATGTCTAATAAATATTTCACTCATGCCACTCCGACCCTTTTTAATGCGGGGACACCTCATCCGCAATTGTCCTCTTGTTATTTGCTCGCAATGGAGAATGATAGTATTGAAGGCATTTATAATACATTGAAAGACTGTGCTCTTATTTCAAAATGGGCTGGTGGTATTGGATTACACATCCATAATGTGCGTGCTTCTGGCAGTGATATTCGTGGCACAAATGGCACATCTAATGGCATTGTGCCAATGTTACGTGTATTTAATCATACAGCAAAATATGTAGATCAAGGTGGCGGGAAACGCAATGGTAGTTTCGCCATGTACTTGGAACCATGGCACGCAGATATCGAAATATTCTTGGAAATGCGTAAAAATCATGGCGAAGAGGACTTGAAAGCACGTGACCTGTTTTACGCATTATGGACCCCTGATCTTTTTATGGAAAGAGTAAAGACTAACTCGGATTGGACCCTTATGTGTCCGGACGAATGCCCTGGACTAGCTGATGTATATGGAGAAGATTTTAAAGTCTTATATGAGAAGTACGAATCAGAAGGCAAAGGTCGCAAAACAATGAAAGCTAGAGATCTTTGGTTTCAAGTATTGGACGCACAAATGGAAACAGGAACCCCTTATCTCCTTTATAAAGATTCTGTGAATAGGAAGAGTAATCAGGCCAATCTAGGGACGATTAAATCATCCAATTTGTGTTGTGAAATTACCGAATATTCTGATGATACAGAGACCGCGGTATGTAACCTTGCTAGCATTGCTTTGCCTGCCTTTGTAAAGAATGAACCCCGTTATGCGGATGATGGAGAAACTATTTTTAGACGACCACATTTTGACTTCAAGAAACTTCACGAAGTAACAAAGGTTGTAACAAATAACTTGAATAAAATAATTGATGTTAACTTTTATCCTACAGAGAAAACTAGAAAGAGTAACATGCGTCATCGTCCTATTGGACTCGGAGTACAGGGACTGGCAGATGTATTTTTTATGATGGATATATCCTTTTCTTCCGAAGAAGCAAATAAATTGAATAAAGACATTTTTGAAACTATGTATCACGCATCACTTGAAATGTCAAACGAGATCGCTATCAACCGTTATGAATCATTAAAACATATATCCAACGAAGCAACAACAATTGATATTGTAGCAGACAATATTATGAATGAATATGAGAAGCCATTGCTCCCATTGTTAAGTGAAAATAACAAAACTGTTGGAAGTTATAGTAGCTTTATTGGTTCGCCCATGTCAAAAGGAATTTTTCAATTTGATATGTGGGGAGTAGAACCTAGCAGACGATACGATTGGGTGGCTCTCAGAGAAAGCATTATGACATATGGCATTCGTAATTCACTTCTTATGGCGCCTATGCCAACTGCGTCAACATCGCAGATCCTAGGATATAATGAGTGTATTGAACCCATAACCAGTAATATTTATAGTCGTCGTACTATTGCTGGCGAGTTTATACTAGCAAACAAATATTTAATGAACGATTTAATTAACATTAAATCATGGAATGAGGACATTAAAAATAGCATAGTGAAAAATCAAGGATCCATTCAACATTTGGTTGGCATACCAGACATAATCAAAGACAAATATAAAACAGTATGGGAATTGCCTATGAAACAATTAATCAATATGGCTGCCGACAGAGGAGCGTTTATTTGTCAAAGTCAGAGTTTGAATTTATGGTTAGAAGATCCTAATTACAAGAACTTGACTTCTATGCATTTTTATTCATGGGAAAAAGGTCTTAAAACCGGCATATATTATTTGAGAAGAAGGGCACGTCACCAGGCCCAGCAGTTTACAATTGAACCCGAAAAGGCAAAAACTACTAATGTCGAAGAGGATGAAATTTGTGAGATGTGCTCGGCATAAAAAACAATATTTACATATTTGATAATGTTATTATATCATTATCAAATTTTAATAGACCGGTCTATCATGTCGTGTTTCATTTTGAGATAGCATTTTAGACATACTATTACATCTATCATAGAATTATGGAGCCCTTCTATGTTTCCTTTCGCAAATAATTTATCATACAATTCACTCAATTTCGGCCATTTTTTCCTGGACTTTTTATCAGGATGCTTAGACGGCACCTCTATATTACATATATCGATACCATTCATCATAGTACAGTAAGTTTGAATGTGTTTCGCCTTTTCATATTCTATATCAAATAATCTTAGCACTTCCGGACATTTATCTTTCAATTGCTCTTCATTTCGTTTCATCTCTATGATAATCATTTTCTTGTCAAAAGTGATATTATGGCCGACTACCACATCGCAATAATTATACGCACTGTGTAATGTTTTTAGTGCGGTTATTATACTCTTTCCTTTCTTTTTTAGCGTTTGCTTGTTAATGCCAGTTATTTCTTCTGCCTTTTCACTCATTTCAACGTCGTCGGCTATCTTTACATAGGTGTCATAGGAATGAATTATTGTTCGACTATCAATGTCATACACAGCAAAACTCAATTGAACTACGTGAGGACATTCGTCTATAGAACAAGCGTTTTTAGGAAGCAATCCAGTCGTCTCTACGTCAAATACCAATACTTTCATTTTGTTATAAATTATTCTTCTTTGTCACATATTTCTTGCTTCAATTGTATTCAATTTTACGTTCGTTAATTTACGATGTTTTTTTTGTCCGTTAAAACAAATGAATCCAAAACAAACCGTGACTTTTGTCACAGCCTATTATGACATTTATGATAACCAGAATATAAACCGGGATATGGAATGGCGAATAACGCATTTCGAAAACCTTCTTAATCTTGGTATACAAATATGTCTGTTTGTTGAAAAGAAACACCTTGGTCGATTTATAGAACTTGAAAAGAAATATTCTAATTTGAAATTAGCCGACCCAATCGAGTTTGACAGCTTGTTGATTTATAAATTATTGGAAAACACAACATATAATATGCCGAAGAAACGGAATGCCACAAAAGATACCGATAAATACCTTATGCTAATGAATTCAAAACCAGAATTTGTAAACAAAGCCATCGAACATGACTTTTTCAGAACCGATTATTATGCTTGGATTGACTTTAGTATTGATTATGTATTCAAAAACAAGGACCTCACATATAAAACTATTCAAGCATTGTCGCAAAGTTATATGCTTGACGCTTCTTTTTTGTTAATACCAGGATGTTACGAGATTATGGATTATGTTTCACCACAGTTTTTAAGCAATGAAATATTCTGGCGTTATTGTGGAGGGTTTTTTATAGGGTCGAAGGATAAAATACAAGAATTTTACAACGTATATGAGAACCATTTTATGGAGTTTGTAAAAGAAACCGGAAAAATATCATGGGAAGTCAACATTTGGTGCTGGTTTGAGTATAAAAAATATATTGATATATCATTTTATATTTCAGATCATAATGACCGGATTGTGAATATCCCTTATGATTGCTTTGTATCTCCTTTATTTAATACATCTGTTGGTTTTTATGAATATCCTTTTTATAAATGCTATGAACCTAGTTCCGCAAGCTATATTTTATATGATAATAAACACATACTCAATACACGATATGTGAATTACTGGTATAATGGTAGTGGGACTATGGATATTAATGACAAAGAAGGAATTATAAAATCAAAGAACATATCATGCATTTTGGATAATTCATGGAACCCGACTAATTTCAAAGAGATACACGAGAACCTAGGGATTGCTAGACAACCCTGTTCGTTCCTAGGATTAGAAGATATTCGATTGTTTGAATACAACGGGGGTTTATGTTTTATAGCAACAAGTGTCGAGCATTCCCCATATTATTATAATTCTATGATTATTGGCAAATATGACTACGAAAAAGGAGAATGTTATGATGGACGCGTTATAGGTTCTCCCTTTAACCGGCTTGAAAAGAATTGGATTCCTATCGTTAAAAAACAAGATAATGAGAAAGATAATTTATTTTTTATCTATAGTTGGTACCCTTTACAGATTGGACGTATTAACGAGGAAGATAAGTTAATTATAGAGCATCGTTTTCAAATAAAAGACGAATTTTTCAAAAATATACGCGGATCAAGCTGTTTTATTGAAAAAGAACACACTCTTGTCGGTGTCGTCCATTTTAGTATCGATGGTTCTCCACGAAAGTATTTTCATATGTTAGTTGCTTTAGATAAAGAAACTTTCAAGCCTCTTTATCATTCGAATTGTTTTTTCTTTTCTTCGATTGGAATTGAATACTGTATGGGATTTAATATAATAGACGAGCATTATTTATTTTGGATTTCTCAAAACGATCGAGAACCTTGTCTAGTTAAAGTCCCACAAAGTTCGACTTTTTATGCCTTTTCATTTTGAATTTTTGTGTCATTAATATATAACTAATGCCTAGTCGAAAAAGACACAATAAACGCAAAAAAATAGATACTCTAAAAAAACTAAACAAAGACCATATGCGATGCCGTGAAGAAAGTACAGAAAATGAAAAGATCAATTTATTAGATAAACTGAAAGAAAAAGATTTTGATGACACTGTTATAAATTTCTTCTTTTGTAAATGCAACAACGAGAACTTTAAAAGCAAATCTGTTATGGTCGAGATTGACTTACCAGACATAACTAAAATAGATTACAAAGTGGATGATATGACCCATCTGAGTGATCTACGTGATTTTTCAAATGAGACTAATAGATTGTTAAACGAACAAGATGTTTCTATCAAAAACATTCATGAGTATATTATTCAAATGTTCTTTTTGAACAGAAACATTTATATCCAACTGGTAGATAAACAAGGAAAAGGACAAGATATGGATGCGTATAATTGCAAGAAAGGTCTAGTATTAAAGAAAGAATTGATAATTGAACCTGAACTAGTGTCAGTAAATGAACCCGAAGGTGAAACAGCATCCATACCAGTAAATGAACCCGAAATCAATGTTGAACTTGAATCAGCACCCATGCCAGTGCCTGAATCTAGAGACGATGACTATATGTTTAATGATGTTGAAGGAGAAATACCTGTATCACTCAATAAAGAAAGAGAAATAGACAATGAGTTGAGTGGAGACAATTCTACAATATCTCTTTCTGAAAAGGACGATCTAGACATAGAAGATGAGTTTGGAGACGCTGAATCTGAAAATTCAGAAGAGGAGACGAACGTACAACCAATAAACAAAGAACCTATCGACGTTGAAGCATTCGCTATTATAAACACATTAAAAAACAATGTAACGGAGGCGATATCTTCAATAAATGAAGCAGCCAAAAACATAAAAAAAGCCCCTAGCCGACCACAAATAAAAGAAATAAACACAACTATAAATAAAGAAATAAATGACATTTTATCAAAACCCAAATTGAAAGAGTTTGCTTCAAATAAATTTATTCAAGATTTATTGTCTGACGCACATGAAGATGTTACTGCTGAAAACATAGCATTTATTATGGAAAAAATAATATGCAATATTGGAAAGGTTGATTTGAACCTATCAAACAAAGCATTGAACGACTTTAAAAATGTACTGGATAAATTTAATGAAGAACCTGAATTAGATAACTTAAGAAGACCTAAAAATTATCCAGAGTTGGAACTGGCTGTAAAAAATTATGTAGGAAGGAACATGGATTTTCTAGATTGTATTCCTGAAAAAGAAGGTGCCGGCAAAAAGACTCGTAGAAAGAAATCCAAGAAAAAACAACGCAAAAATAAGACAAAGCGTGGGAAGAAATAAATATATTGTTATTTTATATTATTAATAAAATAACAAATGGATAACAATAAAATGGAAGAATTAGTAAAAGCGGCTACAACAAAATAATTTGATAAATTGAAACAATTGTTACAATCCGGTGTAAATATCGACGCTCAAGATTCACAAGGAAGAACAGCATTAATGATGTCTTTAGTGCCTAATTTTAGAAACAATAATGTATTTAATTTAATGAATACAAGTGCGGATAACAACGATGAACAAATTACTCAATTTTTAATAGAAAATGGTGCGGATTTAAACATTCAGAATAATAGAGGTGATACTGCCCTTATATTTGCGATTGAATTAAGTAACAAGAATGCTATAGAATTATTAATTAAAAAAGGAGCTAATGTAAATATAACAAATAATAAAAAAGAAAATGCTATATTTTATACTCCAAATGATGAAAACCATACAAATGTATTAGAAATGATGAAACTGTTAATTGAAGCAAACATAAATGTTAACCAACAAGACGAACAGGGGGAAACAATTTTAATGAAACTAATTCGTTCCGGAAAACCATACGCTCAAACGCAATATATTCAATTGCTTTTAGACAATGGAGCAGATCCAAATTTAAAAAACATATCAGGATACAATGTCTTGGATCAAGCTTATGAAAATATAGATAACATTGATAGAGAAGTTATTGAAATAATTGAAACAAATATGTCACACAAGAAACTTCGTTTCGGAATGAACATCAATCATACAGCAAAACATTTTGATTTAATTGAGGGTACTGAAAGTGATGTATTAATAGCGGATTACATCAAAGAAGATCCATTAAATGTAGTTATAATGCACGGTACAAATCAATATTTCTTTACAACAAGTCCTACCATAAAATTGGCTTATCTTGACAAAAAGAACATTGTATTTGGGTGTCCTAACCGTAATTCGTATACAGATGTAGATAGATCTATATCGTATTTTAACTTAAGGTCAATCGGCCTGATAGTAGAGCATCAGTTTTGTAATATGAATGCGTTCTTGAAAAATGAAGAAGCTCAATTATTTGTGGTATATGGTTTGAATAAATCTTTCCCTGGATATACTTCTTATACTAATTTATTCAATCCTTCTTATGATTCTGCAGTAAGTGGTTTACACTGCCAAAGCGGACAACATTCAAAAGTAGCAAAATTAATGTTAGGTTATCCTTCATTAGAAGATAACACTGTTTCCACAAGTCAACCAGCAAATATACAAAATGAAGAAACCAGCAATGAGAATATTGTTGAAGAGGAAAATGAAGATTCTAGTAGTGAAACGGAATCTGAAACATATGGACACAATGAATTACAAGGTCTATCAGATACCGAATCTGAAATATCAGAAACGGAATCTGATATAGAAAGAAGACAATGGGGTGAAGGAAAAAAAAAGACAAAAAATAAGAAAACAAAGAGAAAAAATATATATATACAAAAAAAGGCAAACATACAAGAAATAACAAGCGAAAAATTTAGGTGATTGTAAAATAATATATGACATTATTATATATTATTAAATGGATACCCATAAAGGACAAACAAAATACTCAATTACATTGAATAATGATACATCAGACATTGTCAAGATTACACGTGCTGAACCGGGGAATGTTCCGGGAAGATGGGGTTCTGAAAAAGAAGTTAAATTGGATTCTATTAGCGAAAAAATTTATGGAACTAGCAAAGATAAAGCAGAGAAAATGTATGATGAAGCAGTCAACCCAAAAAAAGATGATGCGGGACAGGATAATGATGACAATGAATCCGCGATTCCTGTGGTCGAGAAGAACGCGAATGAGGAGAAGGAGAAGGACAATGCGCCTGTGGTCGATGAGGATGACAATAAGCAAGTGCAAGAGTCCGCAGATGATGATGACAATAAGCAAGTGCAAGAGTCCGCAGATGAGGATGACAATAAGCAAGTGCAAGAGTCCGCAGATGATGATGACAATAAGCAAGTGCAAGAGTCCGCAGATGATGATGACAATAAGCAAGTGCAAGAGTCCGCAGATTTTCCCTC